ATATCACAAATCATATACATCAGCTATCCAAGCAGCTAAAGAATACGCAGAGAAAAAAGGATACGAAATAAATGATGATGATTCTTTCAGACAAATAGGAATGGGTCCTAGAAAACCATCGGAAGGCAAGACTAATAAATTTAGTATTGAATTATCTAAAGATGGTAAGGTTCAAAGAAAGAAACTTCAGATTCAGGTTTATGGTATGAGAAACTCATACGAATTGAACGCATACATCCAATAACAAAATGAAACTTACAGAGTGCATTATTGTTTCTAAAGAAATAAATGATAAATTTATCTTAGCTAAAAATAGAGATAGAGCTTATAATCCTTCTTTAGAAATTGTACATACTATCATTGATGGTGTAGAAGTTGCATATCTGCATGATTTAATAACCGATTGGAGTGAGGGTTTAAATGAAAACGGAATTGGTGTTGTAAACTCAGCACTATTAGTTGGACACGATGAGGCCGAACATAAGATTGTAAAAAAAGGTGGAAAGCCGGGACCTGATGGGGATAAGATGAGAAATATCATTAAGCAACCTACCTTAATGAAAGCGGTAAGAGCAGCACTACAATATAAGGGTAAGAGTGGATTATCTTTGAAAGGTCATACATTCGTATCATCACCAAAACACATGGTTAGTATTGAAACTACATCAAAGCATAAGCCGGATGTTAAACTTCAAAACTCCGAGTCACCAGTTGTTCGTACAAATCACGGACACATGTTTACCGATGCTGGATATACACATGGTGAAAAATATCTAAGTTCAAAATTGAGAAAAATATCAGCAGAGAAATCAGTTGATAAAGTAGAAGATTGGAAAGGAATAGCACAAGCTATGAGAAAGGAATACTTTCCAAAGAAACCTCAATTGAATATGAAAAGAGATACAAAAGAGATGTCTACATCATCTCAAACTGTAATGAATCTAACCGATAAGATATTACAAATAACATACTTTAAGAACAAAGTAAACGAATTCAAAGGTATTAATAGACAACTACCTGATGGATACCAACCTAAGATTACAATTGAAGTAATCCCAGTTTAATTTCAACATTTTAATAGAATCATATTTATATACATACAAAATGTAAATATATTAATATGTCAACAGAATTCGAATTATTTAAAGGAAAGAATCTAAGTTCTCTTTTCGAAGACATCTATAACAACCAAACTTCAAAGAAAGCAAAGATAAGTAGTTTAATCGAAGAACTTAAAAAGATGATTAAGCATGCCGGTGATGTGGCAAGCGTAGGACCTATTCTATCTTCACTAATTGATAGTTCGGTAAAGAACGATGACCAATTAGTTAAACTTGCAACAATCGCAACTAAAATTATAGCATCGGAAAAGAAAACCGAAGGACAGGATGGGTTCTTAACTGAATTTGAAAAGAATCAATTACTTAAAGAGTTGGAAGAAACTAAACAAGAGGTTGAGAGAGTAGATGATTTGGAATTTGAATTGGAAGATTTAAAAAAGAAAATGAAGTAATATGCAAAGTGGAAAGGCAGCAGCTGGTTTATCGGCACAACTTTTAGGTGGAGCTACTTCTAAGGGATTTGGTGTAGTTTATAGTGTTATATTAGATGAAAACCACGAGTATCTTAAAAATAGAGAAGATGTTGTGGGTAGTGAAGCAAGTTATATAGGTGCTATTTTATATAAACTAACATCACAACCATCATCTGATAAAGGAAGTTTACCTGTAGCTTATCCATTTGATAAAAACTTCAAAAATATACCTATCAGAAACGAAACAGTAGAAATATATGAAAGTTCTGCTGGTGTTACATTATATAGAAGAATTGGTATTGAAATTTCACCAAATGCACAAGCAGATGAACAATTAATATCAACAACGTTTGGAGCAGTACCCACAGATTCCGATAAGACAAAGGATATTAAAAAAGTTGAGGCTACTGGTACTGTTAGAAGTAATATTAATGAAAATAAAAAATATGATGGGTTGGGTGATTACTTTACAAGAACACCCGGTATACATAAATTAAAGTTATATGAAGGTGATAGTTTGATTGAAAGTCGTTTTGGACAATCCATAAGATTTAGTGGATATAACAATCCTAATAAAAAATTTTCACCATCGATTATTATAAGAAATAATGAAAATAACGAATCCAGAAAAAAAGTTGTAAAATTTGGAGTAGAAGAAGATATAAATAGAGATGGTAGTATTATAGCAATCACATCGGACCAATATGAATTACCATTTCAACCAGGCGTTATTGATGATAAAGGTAAATCTAATTTTGAAACAAAACCGGATTCGTTTTTTAACTATCCATCAAAATTAAATGGTGACCAAATATTGGTAAACTCTGGTAGAATCATACTTTCTGCAAAAAGTGGAGAAATGATTTTTTATTCTAAAAAAGATTATGGTTTTATTTCAGATGGTGGATTATCAATAGATAATAAATTAGGAATAGATATAAGTGTTAAGGATGATTTTAATGTAATAACTAACGATAGGAATGTGGCATTTCATACTGGTAAAGGTTCTATATTTTTAGGAAACGAAAACTTAGAACCATTAGTAAAAGGACAAACTTTAGTTGATATTCTTGCGGAACTTATAGATGCTTTAGCAAATCAACAATATTTAACACCATCGGGCCCAACTAAAGTAGGACCTGAAAACGTACCAACTTTAGCTAAAATAAAATCAAAGCTAAATACAATTTTAAGTAAATTAAATCAAACATCTTAGTAAATGTCAAACGTAATAACTCCTACAAATACGCCGGCATTATTAGTTCCATCTGGTTCTGCCGCACCTAAAACTCAATTACCAACAATACGAAGGGGTGATAAAAATGATTCTGTTAAACTACTACAAACTAAATTGGGTGTAGAACCATTAGGAATATTCGGACCTAAAACGGAAGAAGCTGTAAAAGCATTTCAAAAGAAAAATGGATTAACAGCAGATGGTGTTGTTGGTAAAAATACTTGGGATAAATTAAATGTTTTACCAAAAGCAGAAGTATCAAAATTAGCAACTTTAACTAGTTTAGCTAGACCACCATTACCAACCTTCACATTATCTACTGAAAATTTACAACAACTACAACAAAAAGCACAAGATAATATTAAAAACTGGCAACCACAAACATTATCAAATATAGCTGGACAAAATGCAGCAGGTAGTTTTCTTGGTGGAGCTGGTACTGCAATAGGTGATACTGCAAAAAATTTAGGAAAAACATTAGGTGGAAATATTAGTTCAGCTGGAAAGGATATAGCTAATAACGCTAAACAGCAATTAGAAGGTATGAAGGATGTTGGAAAAAATCTAAAAGATGCATTTCCAAAACAATTACCAAAAATTGAAATACCAAAAGTTCAATTACCAAAATTACCTAAGTTTAAAAAGAAGGAGTTACCTGAACCCAAAATAGAGAAAAAAAAGAAAAAATTAAAAGATAAATTAGCCGCAGCTAAAGCGTTTGCAAATCAATTAAAAGATACTGCTGCTGGTTATAAGGCTGAAGCGGATAAAATAAAAAAAGCAGCAGAAAAAGCTAAAAACGATATACAAAATACTGTAAATCAAGCTACAAACGCAGTTCAAAATGCGGTAGGTACGGTAACCACTTCGGTAGGAAACGTAGTTGGTGGGACAATAAATACTATTACTAGTTTGGAAGGCCAAGTTACTAATGCTATATCAAATGTACCCGGTACACTTACCACAAATTTAATGACAAATATATCTAAAGTACAGGAAGAAAAATTAAAAGTTTTACAAGAATCTTCTAAAGAGGCTTTGGATTCTGCAAAACCAAAATTTGATAAAGCAAATCAAGCTATGGAAAATGCAAAAAAAGTTATGAAGGGTTCTAGTGTAAATGGAGGTAAAGAACCAACACCACAATCTCAATTAGGGTACACATACGAATATAGAGTAATTGATAAAAAACCGAGAGTTACGGTATATAAAGATGGGGTTAGGATTGATGGAGCATCATTTAATAAAAATTATAAAGAAGAAGATGCCGTACAAGACCTTATAAATAGGAATAAGTCCAGCCACCCAGATATAATTAATATGAGAAAATTAAGTTAATAAAATATGTCTTGGCAAGTATTTAAAGACAATATGGTAAGTTTTTATGACAACCCAGAAAATATAAGCGATATTGATAAAGTTGCTAAAAAATGGGCTGATGAATACGATGCTGCTATAAAAAGAGGTGGTGATACCATTAATAAAATAAAAATACAAAATGGTAAAAAAGAACCTATGGAGCAGTTATTTAAATCTGCTTTACAAAAAGGATTATCATCAACTGCTCCGTATGATTTAGTTGGGGAAATGGGTAAAGGTGTTATTGCGTATTGGAGTGGTGCTATAATGCAAAATGTTCCGTTACCATTACAATTACCACCCGGTGCAACTGCAAACGTTTCCGTAACATCAAATATGGTTTTGAATCCCGGTCAATGGATAAAACCTATACCTGGAACTGAACTATATACTTTTAATGATGAACCTGATGAATTTTCTATTGCAAATGATATAGATATGCCTTCTACGGAAAACGCAGCTAGTGATTCACCAATAACGGAAGAAGAAGTTCAATTAGAAGCACAAAACTTTGGAGATAATTTGCAAGAAGAATTTGATGCCGGTGGATTTCCACCACTACCAACTGCAACATTAGAACTAATACAAAATCCCGAAGTTATTGACTATGATGCAGGATTACCTTTACCGGGTACAATAGATATAACACAACTTCCTGAACCAACGTTCTCACAAAATCAAACTCAAGTAGAATCTGAATTTAAAGCAGTTTTAGTTGGTGGTCTTGATAATAGAAGTGGTGATTTAAAAATTGACCAACAAGAAGAATTGTTTAAACAGGGATTTGGAAATGTAAAGATTAAATCATTTGTATATGGTGCCACTGTAGCTAATATAACAACGTTTTTATCGGAAAATCCCAAACTACCTGTATTTTTATTCAGTAAAGGATGTGAAAGGGCTGAATCACTTTCAAAAAGTAATTTAGTAGATAACAATAATTTATTTATAATAGAACCTTGGGTAGAATCGGCAAATAGTAAAAAAATAATAGACAATGCAATAAAAAATGGAGTACCAGCTAGTAATGTGTATGTTGGTCCTGGTGCGGCTAGAGGTACTGGAATCGTTGGAGCATCAAAAACACCAAGCGGTATAGACCATTGGGGTGCATTAAAATATGTTGGTTCTCAAAAAGCTAGTTTAGCATCGCAGAAATTTTATAAACCACCTACAAAAGAATCCAATGGGGGTGGTGGTGAACCTCAAATATATACAAATGTGGGAGCAACCGCAGATAACGGAGCTCCACCTGGTTTTGAAAAATATGTAGCAACTAACCGAAGTAAAACCCCAAGAAAAGGAGCTAATAAAGCCGATGGAATTAATGGTGGCATTCCCTATGAAGCTATGAGAAAAATAGTTAGACCGGGATATATAGAAGGTACGGTATATTTACATCCAGAAGCAGCAGCTACATTTGAATTGTTTTTAGATTTTTTAACAGAAAACTCAATAGATGTTGAATTTACTCCAGGAGGAGGATTTTATAGAGATTATGAAAACCAAGTTAGATTGTGGAACACTATGGAAGCTGGAAGGGCGGCTACACCTGGCTGGTCTAATCATGGTTGGGGTATAGCTGTTGATGTTCGTACTTTATGCATACAAACCGAAGCAGCAGCAAAAAAATTAGGAGTATCAGCTACTCAACCAAAACCAAATCAAGTTGTAAGAGCCACAGCTTTGTACAAATTTTTTGCAGCACATGCACCTAAATTTGGATGGTATAATCCATCCTCTTTGTGTGATGGTGCAAAACCAGATGAAACTTGGCATTGGGAATATAAAGGATTTAGTACATTAACAGGTGACCAAAGAAAGGCATTAATGAAGCAATTTGCAGAAACACCCAGAAAAAATCCGCAATATACTATTGCGCAAAAGAGAAACATGGCTAAAAAGTAATAAACAAAATGGCAGCAGTACCACCTAGTAAAAATACACCAAAAATAATTGAAGAATTTATTAGATATGCACAACAGCATTTAACTACGATTACTGGAGTAATAAATACTACTTCTGTATTTCCAAGTGCACCAAGTCCTATAATATTACCATCTGTTGTAAATTGGACAGGGTATTTCGTAACACCTGCAATGCCTTCCGTTGCAATAAATTCATTACAACAATCGGAACTTACTGAAGAAGAAGAAGAAGACTTAAAGGGACAAATTAAAACAGAAGAAGAATTAATACGTCAAAATTTAGGCGAAGCTAAAGAAATATTACAATCTGGTACATTTTCTACAGAATTGGATGAAGAAATAATAACAAATTATGTTAGTAATCTTGAAGAACAAATTGAAGAACCTGAAATTATAAGAGAAACTCTTAAAGAACTTACACTACAAAAAAAACAAACTAGTATCTATGGGGAAGGTGCTACAATTACACCAGACCCTATTATGACATTTAATACAACAGGCGAGTCTGATATTCAGAGTATTTTTGTAGGAGATACAGAACCTAAACCAGTTATTAAAAAATTACCACAATCTCAAAATTTAAAATTGATGGAGGCGGCACTAATTAAAATTGGTGTAACCGATGCAGCAATGATTAAGGCTGTGAAAGCAAACTCACTAAAAGAATCTGGAGGTCAAGTAATAGTTGAAGACTTAGCTGGTTATGGGCGAACGGCAAATTCCAGAATCAGAGAAATATTTGGTTCTAGAGTTGCAAAATATACAGAAGACCAATTAACTCAATTAAAGAAAAATACACCATTATTTACTGATGCAATATATGGAGTTAGTAGTGGAAAGGTAGGAAAGGGATTGGGTAATACTGCAGCAGGAGATGGCTACAAATATAGAGGTAGAGGATTTATACAACTTACAGGCAAAGCTAATTACACAGCAGCTTCTTTGGCATTATATAAAGATACTAGACTTGTAACAAATCCTGATTTAGCACTTCAACCACAAACTGCGGCGGATACCACAGCATGGTATATAAAAAATGGAATACCATATATGTCAAAATTAACAGGAATTTCTGCAGTTGGGCCTACTCAAGCTAATGCAAACGTATTAGTAACAAGTATGATTGCTGGTACTGCTATTAAAAGAGGTGGTAAAGGATTTTTGGCTACTGAAGCATTGGTTAAAGTGGACAACTATTCCTTACAGGTGTAATTTAATTTTCAAAAATAACAATTCAAATATTTATAAACATAACAAATAAGGAAGTATGAATACTGATAAACTATTAAAAGCCATACAAATCCTAATAAAAGAGGAATTGAAAGAACAATTACCGGCATTGATTAAGGAAACTGTAAGGACTGAAATGAAAAAAATGATAGCAGAAGGAAAACAAACTGCTAAACCAAAAAGTACTGGATTATCTATGGCTAAGGCTATGATGGAAGATGAAACTTTAGTAGAATCCATTGAAACTAAAATGATAGGTGGAAAGCAATTCAGTAAAAACCCAATGATTAACCAAATTCTAAATGAAACCGCAATGGCACCTGCAACTGGTGATGGTGGGTTCAGAACAATGAATTTTGGACAAGGTGATATGAGTTCAATTGTTGGTAGAACTGCAATTGCTGAAAAAATGGGTTATGGTGATTTGACAAGAGGACCTCAACCAACTGGATTGGGTGTACAAACAGGCGTAGCTGAATTGGATAAAGCACTGAATAGAGATTACTCTGAACTTGTAAAAAGATTTAATAAAAAGTAATGGCAATTGTATTAGGGCAAAAATTAGTTCAAGATACCGCAACATTTCAAGATTATGCGATAGGAATAACATTGCCAATACAAATAGGAAATACCGCTTTTAATCAATCATTTACAACAAAAGAGCAAGTTAGTTCAAATATTAAAAATTTACTATTAACTAAAAAAGGTGAACGTTTATTGCAACCTAATTTTGGTAGTGGTTTACAGGAATTATTATTTGATTTTAACGATGATAGGTTAGCTGTTAAGATTGAAGAAATAATCACAGAATCTATTACGAATTGGTTACCTTATGTTGATATACGACAAATAGATGTAGCACAATCAAACGAAAACAAAGATAGAAATCAGGTTGAAATTTCAATTACATTTGGTGTGGCTAATACTCCCGATTTAAATCAGGTAACTTTTACAGTATAATAAATAAAAAATGGCATTAACTACTACAAATAAAAATTTTAGGAATAAGGGTAAAGATATAAAATATATCGGAAAAGACTTTTATGGATTTAAAGAAAATCTAATAGAGTTTACTAAAACTTATTTTCCTAGAACTTATTCTGATTTCAATGAATCATCTCCTGGTATGATGTTTATTGAAATGGCATCATATATAGGTGATACTCTTTCGTATTATATTGATGATACATTAAAAGAGTCAATGATGTCTACTGCTGAAGATACTAGAAATGTATTGGCATTAGCTCAATATTTGGGATACAAACCAAAGGTAACAGCACCTGCGGTAACAACATTATCTGTTTATCAATTAGTACCATCAATAGGTAGTGGTTTGAATAATAGACCAGATGAAAAGTATTTTTTAAGAATTAGAGAAGGTATGGCTGTTGAATCATCAAGAGATGATTTAGAATTTAGAACAACGGATGTAGTGGATTTTAGTGACCCAACCGATAGAGGTATAACAATATATCAAAGAGATTCTATTACAGGAGAACCAACGTTTTATTTGATAAAAAAGTTTGTACAATGCATTTCAGCTACAATGGTTGAGCAAACATTTACTTTTGGTAATTATGAACCTTTTCAAAAGATAGTTTTAAATGATACTAATATCATTGATATATACGATGTTAGAGATAGTAATGGAAACAAATGGTATGAAGTTCCGTATTTAGCACAAGAAATGGTTTTTATACAACAACCAAACACAGAAGCAAATGATACAGATTTATATCAGTTTAAAGATACTGTACCATATATTTTAAAAACAATAAAAACACCAAAAAGATTCGTATTAAAAGTAAATGAAGATTCTACTATGACAATTCAATTTGGTGCAGGAGACCCGTCCGCTAGTGATGAAACTTTAATACCAAATTTAAAAAATGTTGGATTGGGACTTCCTAATTCAATAGATAAGTTAGATGAATCGTTTGACCCTACTAACTTTTTGAAAACAAAAACATACGGAACATCTCCAGCTATGACAACTATCACAGTTAGATATTTAGTGGGTGGAGGTGTAAATTCAAATATTTCAGTTGGTGAGCTTACAAGAATAAGAGGTATCGAATTTGAAGAAGATGTTCAAAAATTAAATAGTATTGAATTAGCAATATACAATGCTACAAAAAATTCAGTAGCGGTTGATAATGAAATTGGAGCTTCTGGTGGTAGGGGTGGTGAAACCTTAGAAGAAATTAGACAAAATGCTTTAGCAAATTTTGGAGCACAAAATAGAGCAGTAACTACTAAAGATTATCAAGTTAGAGTATTATCAATGCCAACCAAATTTGGAGCAGTAGCCAAATCTTATGCAATAGCTGATGGTAAATTAGATAATAATTCACCTGCATCAATTTTATCATCACCAAACGCGTTACAAGAGTTTACGGATTTGGTAATGAGTTTTGTAAATAAACCAGATGGAGAAGAACCATCTATAAGGACTGTACAGGACGATATTCAAAAATATTTAATTGGAAAAACTTCTAACGAAAATGAAAAAAACAATCCATTCGCAATTAATCTTTATTTATTAGGTTTAGACCAAAATGGTAGATTAGCACCATTAAATAGAGCAGTTAAGGAAAATTTAAAAACTTATTTAAATGAATACAAAATCTTAACAGATGGAATTAATATGAGTGATGGTTTCATTATCAATATTGGAATAGACTTTCAAATAACAGTCTATCAGAACTATAATAAAAGTGAAACTTTAGCTAAATGCATAAGTGAATTAAAAAGTTATTTTAATATAGATAATTGGCAATTTAATCAAACTATTAATTTAAGTGAGGTTGAATTGTTAATTGCAAATGTTGAAGGTGTATCATCCGTTCCTTTTATACGAATTGAAAATAAATGTGGAGATAATTATTCTCCTAATTCATATAATATAGAAGCGGCTACAAAAGATAAAATTGTATATCCTTCATTAGACCCATCTATATTTGAAATTAAATTTCCGGATTCGGATATAAAAGGCAGAGTACGATAATGGCATACTATTTCATGACAGCATCAAAGGATGCAACAATATATCTTCAACAACCAAATCAAAATACTGGATTGGATGAAATATTAGAGGTAAGCAAGATATTTTATGGAACAGTTAAAGATGTTTCAAGAGCATTACTAAAATTTGATGTTGGTCATTTATCAAAATCATTATCTGATGGTTCTGTAAAAATGAAAAATGCTTATTTGGTATTAAAAGAAACTGAAAGTGAAGAAATTCCTTTAGATTATACATTGTACGCATACGCAATATCTGGAAGTTGGAATATGGGTAAGGGAACTCGATTCGATGATATATCTACTGGTGGTGTTACTTGGAAATATAGAGAAGGAGATACTAGATTAGAATGGTTAGAAAACAATTTAGCAGTAGGTACTACATCAAATCCAAATGATGGAACTGGTGGTACTTGGTACACATATAACGCAGCATCTCAATCGTTTAATTATAGTACAGCTGATATTAGTATGGATGTTACTGATATGTTAAAAGCATGGATGAGTGGTTCTATACCTAATGATGGTTTGATGATTAAGTTTGCAAATGATAAAGAAAATGATGTAAATGATTATGGAATTGTAAAATTATTTAGTAAAGAAACGCATACAATATATGAACCAAAAATTATAGTAGGTTGGGATGACCAATCGTATTTAACAGGTTCTTTATCTGAATTAGTTTCGGATAATATTAAAGTTGGTATTACTAATTTAAAAAACGAATATAAAGTAAATTCAACAATTTCTATGAGAATATTTGCAAGAGAAATGTATCCATTGAAAACATTTACAAATTCTTTTGCATATAATACAATAAAATATTTACCTAAGAACTCATATTATCAGATAAGAGATTTTGCAAGTAATGATGTTATAATTCCGTTTTCCGAATATTCAAAAATTAATTGTGATTCTAATGGAAACTATATTACTATTGATTTTACAAATTGGCAATCTGATAGGGTTTATAAAATAGAATTTAAAATTGATGGAATAAATGGTTCTCAATATATAGATACTGAATTAACTTTTAATGTTGTAAAGGATTAAAAAATGGTAAAAGGTGGTTTAAAAAATGAAGCTTTAATAAGTGAACTATTAAGAAGTGGTTCATCGGCTATCAAAACTAAAAATGAATTTGGTGTTCATATATTTAGTGGTTCGATAGAGAATGATGGTATTATTTCTGGACAACTTACTAAGCCAAAATACAATCAACAAGAATTAATAAAGGCATTAGATACAACAATTGTTGAGTTGATTGATATAGACCCTCCATTAACAGAACCAACTATACTAACATCAACTTTTAATGAAGCAACAAAATCTGTTGAAGATTTAACTGAAGTGGTTGAAGCTTTGAATGATACGGTATTGAGAATGGATGGTAAGATAAAAGAATTGGAAATTGTAACACAAAGTTTGGCAATTGAATTGGATTCGAGAGATTTAAATGTTACTGTTTTGGAAAATCAATTACAAGGTATGGCTTCGAGAGTAGAATCATCTACCGTTGATTTACAAAATGCATTACAAAAAGCAACCGCAGAATCTATTCAAAGAGTTTCGTTAGCAGCTAGAAATTTATCACTAACGCAAGAAAATGATTTATTAAAAGAACAATTAACAAGCGCCCAAAACCAAATAATTAATTTGGGAAATACTATAAATCAGTTGAACACTCAATTGAATACTAACCAAACACAATTGATTGCTGCTAATCAACAACTTACAAATGCAACTACTAAGAAGAAAAAAATCATTTGTAACGAATTATACAATCAAGGTTTCTTACCGCAACATATATGGAATGCGGATGAACGTTATGGTGAGATGATGTATGAAAAAGACCCTCGTTTAGTATTAGGATATATGATGTGGGCTAGACATGTAGTTAAGTATATGAAGGCTAAACCACAAAATACTAAGTGGATTTATATGATGGTTAAACCTTGGACTGAGCACATGGCTTATGAAGTTGGTACATTACCAAAAGATAATTGGATAGGTAAGATAATTCATAATGTAGGAAAACAATATTGTTACTATGTATATGATAAACAAATCAGTAAAAGAAACAAATTGGCATGGCGATAAAAGCTTTAAAAGATATTATTAATAACAAAGGCTATCAAATTACTGCTAATGATAGAAAAGTTTTTGAAGAAGAAAATCTTCAATCTTTTTTTGGATTTGGTGAAACTGATGCAATTGAGTTTATTATATACGATTCATCTGATAATCAACTCCCACAAAGAAATGGCGAGTTAGTGCGTTATATACCACTAACAAGTTCTAATATAAGTGATTATTTTTTATTACCAGAAGGAACTCTATTGGAACAATATAAGTTTCCAAAAGAATACTTTGTAGATGTAGAAAGATTATTAAAAGAAGCTGGATACGAAAATGGTGTTTTCAAAACAAGCGTAACACTTATTAATAAAAGAGTAGGTAGTGATAGTACAAATAATAAACTTTGGATTTCTGAAATCTCACCATCAAGAACAGAGGTAAGGTTATTTCCACTAAAAAAAGGATTAGATGAGATTTCATATAACTTAGGATTACGTTATGAAATTTTTAGAAAAAATGGAGAATTTAGAGATGATACTATTGCATTAGCTTTTAATTTTGTAGAAAAAATAACACCAGCCGGAATCAAAGATTTTATGAAATCCAAATATACTGAAAAATGGTATAATAAAATGGTTAGTGAATTTAAAATAAAAGATTTTGATATTTTTGCAAATGATGTTCATAAGCTTTTTGTTCAATCTTGTATATATGAATTTACAAATAGAATATCCAAAATAGATGACCTAAATTATGGAAAGCCAAAAAAAGAAAAGCCACCAATTGGGTTATCTAAAGAAGAAATACGTGAACAATGTAGAAACTTATTAGTGCAATCTATAATCAAATACTTACCATTACAGGATATAAATACAAAGGTATCTTTTGATGAAGGTAAATTAGAAGGTATTAATGAAGTTAAAATGATTTTGCAAAGATTAGAGCAAGATATATTAATTGATACATCATCGCCTGTTATAACAAAAATAGAACAACGAAAACCATTTCAAACTGATGCGCAAATAGCATTTAAAAAATTATTGGATGTACAAAAACCACCTGTGGTTGATTTAGGACCTCCTCCTAAAATAGTACTACCAATAGATATGCCACCTTATGTAGAACCTGAACCAATAATTGTGAAAGAAATTGTAGTTGAAACTCCATCATTTGGAGGTGGTGGTGGGTCTAGTTATAGTCCTGTGAATGATTTTGATGCTGGTATTAGAGCTATTGATTTGGTATATGATAGACGTGAACTTGGAAAAGAATATATAAAGTAACAAACTATGGTGTATGTAGGAACAAATGATTTTAGTTTAGATGGTGGTCTATTAAATGATGGACAGGCTGTCAAAGGTTTCTTTACACAAGACGCAGCTGTTGCTATTGATTTAGGTGGAGGTGGCAGTGGTGGAGGAGGAACTATAAGTGGCGGCGGTGGTGGTACAATTACCATATCTAACGAACCTGGTTTAGCGAATAGTAATTTAGGAAAATTAATTTATATACAATCTTCCATCGATGGTTGTTCTATTATAAGAAATGGAGCGAATACTTTTGCAACAACAAATAATTCAATAACTCTAACTACCGAAGAATTAGTAATACAACCTGTTTCAATTACTTTAAATAAAACTGGATATAAGTTTAACGATGAATATATATTTGATGTTGTAACTAATCCAAATTATATACCATATACACAACCTCTATCTACAATTAAGGTTGACCCTTATAGTAGTTTATATGGTTATCAAGATTTTAATAATTTACCAAATTTAACATTTGGTGAACTTGGTAGAGTTGAAGCACCATCTGGTGTAACTTTCTATGGACAACCATACATACCAAACACAGGAAGACAAGATGTTTATTCTGCTCAACCTGGTTTTGTTATGAGAGTAAGGCATTTAATAAATGGAGTTGAGCAAGTTTTTAATTATGATGCGGGAAGTGCATCCATAACAATAAAATTTGATAACACTAAACCAGAAATAGTAGATGTAGTTTTAGACCCACCAGCACCACCTACTTTATTTAAAGTTGGTATTAATCTTAATGGCATTGGTGACTCTGCTCAATTGTTAGCAACTAATGCTGAAATAAGAACAATACCAATAAATTTACAAGCGGGAGCAAATAATTTTGAATTTGCAGCAGGAACAAAGCTTATTATAAGTACAACTAATGCAGAACTATACAGACTTTTAAGAATCTCTGCAAACAACACAGTAGAAACTATTGTAACGGAAGCTCAAAGCCAATTAGAAAGTATAAGTGGTAATATAGATGTAAATTCAAATTTAACAATTGATGTTGATAGTGAAATTGTTGTTATAACTCCAATAAATTATCCATCTATCTCTTTTTCAAATGAAGAAGAATTAAAAAAAGCTTATAATAAAAATTCCAATGCACATTTTCCTATTGGATTGTTAAAAAGTAGTAACACTACTTCTTTAATAGCTTATGTTAATAAAGAATCAATTGAGTATCAATTAAATCAAGGAGAAACAAGTGCAACAATAGTAATCCCACATAATTACTTTTCTCAACCAGGTCAATATAAAATAATATTAGTTCCATCAAGTAACGAAACGGGTGGTGATTCTATTCAATTTATTTTAAATGTTGTTGATGATGTTTATGTTGGAACTCCTGATATTAGAAATATAAGATACCCATCTTTACTAAAAGGACCTGATTACGTTGGAACTGATGTTGAATTTTCAATCGAATATGAGACAGTAAATACAGATGAGTTAAGATTATATGCATTAAGTTCGGATTCTAACATTAGCGGAAATACACAACTTGATGGTGGTAACTTCATGCAAATTGCATGTAAGCAGAATGGTATAACACAACAAACATTTAATTTTAAATCTTTATTAGAAAATTTTAATATATCTGTATCCGAAGATGATGATTTAATTTCTCTAAGTTTAAAACTTGTACCCATAAATAAAAGTGGAAGACAGGTTTTAGTTGGGGACTCTGAATATATTTCAATTAAGTTTGATAAAGGTGATATAACAATACCAAAAGAAGTTGTTGTTAGTAGAATAGCAGATGGATTTATATCCCAATTTGATATGAGTATTTTTGATGATGAAACATCAAAATATTTAACTCACTTAGCTCATTTTGGAAATGGTGACAATAAAGTAATAACAACTTGGGTTGATGATGATGATTCATTAATATTAAAATTATATGAACCATTACCAACAACGGTACAAACAAATCAAGAAATATGGATTTCTAAATTACAGGCAAATCCAATTATTGAAACGATTACACTTAGCGGAGAAGAAGAACTATATTGTCCTCCACTAAAAGGTCCAAATTTTTCAATAGAGGCGGATAATGGAATAGGTTATCAATTATTTTCTGATTTAGTTGGAAGTGGTTCATTTGCACACTCTAACCTTGTAAATAAAATATCCGAAAAAACAGCAATCGATACTGAAAAGCTAAATATAACTTATGTATCTGGTTCTGATTATGCTTGGGAAAATTTTGTTCATTATGGGTCTGGTACTGAGCGAGTAAATAACTTTTATTACAAAATAAAAACATTAGAAATATATCAAACTAAATATTTTAATATAACAGGTAGAAAATATATAGTTCAAGCTCCATTAACTGGTTCTAAATATGGTAATGCTGAAGCACATAAATTATCAGAAGATATTAATAACTTAATTTCAACTTTTGATGGATTTGAAACGTATCTATATAAAAATGAAGATACATTAGCATATCCAAAAGAAAATTATACAGATATTGGGACTGGTGTTACTTATAGATTTCCAAAATTATCTACATCAAATGATGCAGTTGGTTGGTATGAATCTGCAGTTTCCTATGGTGAAAATTATGATAAGTACAATGTAAATGCTTTAAAAAATAATATACCTGAATATCTTACAAATAGTAATGAAAATGATGATTTTATTCTTTTCTTAGATATGATAGGTCAGCATTTTGATATAATTTGGTCTTATATTAATTCTATAAAAAGTGTAAAAAAATTAGAACACAAACAAGAGGTTGGTATTCCTAATACTTTAATATATTCATTACTTGAATCTCTTGGTTGGAAATCTAAAAAAGCATTTGACTCTCAATTCCTTTGGGAGTATATGTTTGGAACTGATATGGATGGTTCTCAAAAATATTCAACAAGTTTACAAGATGCAAATTTTGAAGTTTGGAGAAGAATTGCAAATAACTTACCATATCTATTAAAACATAAAGGTACTTCTAGAGCTATGAAAGCTATTATGGCTTGTTATGGTGTACCACAATCTATGTTGACAATAATGGAATTTGGTGGGCCACAAGACCCAACAAATGGTGGAGTTACTCAATTTACGTTTGATGATAGAACGGCAGCTATACGATTGGATGAGGAATCAAGTATAAGAATTCCATGGCATACAACTTCTTTGGGTACATTACCTGATGGTATTGAATTTAGAATAAAGCCTGATGTAATAAACCCAGTAGCAACTTTAATTTCTGGAAGCGAATGGACTTTAGATTTGATACAAACTACTGGTTCGTTTTGTAAATTAGAATTAAATTTTGGTGGAAACGATGCAACCAGTCCTTACTTTGCTAGTACTGGACCAAATATACCTTATATAACATCATCAATAATTTATGTTTTTGGACCTGATTTAAAAACAGGAAGTTTAGATTTCCCAATGTCAACTCAACATTATTCTAATGTTGCAATTAATAGAACAAATTACGCAAATAGTAGTTCTTTATATGAAGTTTGGTTAGCAACTTCCGATGGGCAAAGAATTGTTACATCGGTTAGTATGTCAATCTTGTACAATGATAACCAATGGGAAACTGGTTCTACTCAAAATTTAGTTTTGGGTGGAAATGGATACGAAGGTAATATAGATGAATTCCGTTTATGGACAGTTCCTCTACAAAGAAGTAAGTTTGATAATCATACATTATTTCCTGACGCTATTAATGGTAACTCATATACAGCATCTACTTCGGATTTAATATTCCGTTTGGATTTTGAATATCCTAAAGATAGAACAGCTGATAACAATATAAAGAATGTTTCTATTAACAATTCTTATAATGAAAATTTTGCTTACGCTCAAAACTTCTATTCAGCATCAACGTACCCATATCAGTACACACCATACGATAGAACTGTAACTGCAAATGTACCATCATTAGGATTAACCTATGGAAACAAAATTAGATTTGAATCACAAGAATTAGTTGGAAATCTTTCACACAAAGTTAGAGCAACTAAAAAAGCATTTGATAGAGCTCCGATAGATTCAAATCGTTTAGGATTATTCTTTTCTCCAACTAAGGAGTTAAATATGGATATTCTAAAATCATTTGGTGATTTTAATATTGATAATTATATTGGTGACCCAAGAGATGAATATAAAAATTCTTATGGTGAGCTTGAAAAACTAAGAGAGTATTATTTCCAAAGATTACAAAATAGAAATATCTACGAATATATCAGACTTGTAAGATATATTGATAAATCATTATTTGATGTATTGACTGATTTAGCTCCGGCTAGAGCAATTGTATCAAAGGGGTTATTAATTGAACCACACTTTTTGGAAAGAAGTAAAGTAAGATGGGATAAACCGGAATCTTTAAGAAATGATTACGATTCAACAATAACAACATCTGATAACAACAAAATTGAGCTAGAAGTAAAAAATACAGAAGGTATTGTAAATACATCTGATGTTGGTAGTTTAGTTTCTGATTTAAATAATTATGAAAGTGTAATTGATGAAACGGATTCAATTATATTAGAATCAACAAATCCAAACTATGATGGGTTGGTGCAGTATGATTCGGTTAATATTTTAGAAACCGAATTCCCTACATATCCAAATGTTGGGTCAGTTCATATTGAATGTCCAACCGGTGCAAGTTTAATAGGTGAAGTGGAGGGTAGTTCAATCACAGCAATTGGAATGGATAAGAATTCATTGGCTAATATAGGATTTGGATTATATGCTAAGCACGGAAATTCTGTATATAGACAATGGGATGATTTGTTTGGAAACTTAGAAACAACAGGTAGTAGAGTTAGTGCATTTTTAGTAAAAGAAACTAAATTTATAAAACAAAGAACTCAAATAAGTGGTTATCCCGCAACAACATCCGGTCCAATTGTTTATGATAATATTGTAACCTCTTATGAAAAATATAATGTATCCATTCTTCCTTTTAGTGGTAGTGTAAATGTTGGTGGTGGTGTAACTGAAGTAACAGCTATTAACGGATACCTTCCTACTCACTATAAGTTTGTTAATGGATTGGGTGAAGGATTACAACGTTCATACTTTAAGGGTTCGCAACAAACAGCGGCAACAACGCCGGACGGGTTATCTCCAGTAGAAACATTTACAACCAATCCTAACATTCTTAGAGTGGCTAAGACTGGTAGAGGTAGTGGTGAACCAATACTTGAAGTTGATTAAGATTGAAAATAATAATTGGTTATATTTATTTTAGAAATAAAGAATTAAAAAACAATATAAAATGGCATATTTAGATAATACAGAAATAACAGTAGATGCTATTCTTACCAAAAAAGGAAGACAAAAATTAGCATCTGGTCAATCTCTTAACATTACAAAGTTCGCTTTGGGTGATGATGAAATTGATTATACATTATATGAGCCGGCACACCCAAAGGGTTCGGCTTATTACGATTCAGCAATTAGAGCAATTCCTGTAACCGAAGCTTCACCTGATGAAACTCAAGTATTGAGATATAAATTAGTGACTCTTCCAAAAGGAACTACACAAATCCCAACTGTGAGATTGGGTGTACCTTCAATCGCTGTAAATCAAACCGAAGGTGGTGTGGGATTAACTCCAACAACATCTCCATCTGGAAATACAAACGCAGGTTACACTGTTGTATTAGCAGACCAAAGAGCAGGTACATTGACTGTATCAAGAGGAGCAAGTGGAACAGGTACAGTACCTGTATTCTTAGGTGAAGAAATTACAACAACTGCGCAAGTAGTTAGTGGTTTAGAATTTAGATTCACACCAAACCCAAGCTTAACAATTGATATTGCAACAACTCTTACTGTGTATGGTAATGAAACCGGTGGTTCTCAAACTATACCTGTAACCGTAACTTATAAAGCATAAAAAAGACATAAAAAATGGCACTAATAAATGACCCTAATGTAACCGCCCAAATATCAGCACTAGCAAATAGTGGTACGATTGATTCAAATCAAATTGTATCTATTTTGAATAGTGTTTTACCGGCTGGACAACAAATAGGAACTTCTGGATTAATTTCCACAGGTATCTATAAAAGATTTGGTGATTTCGATAAAGTAAACGCTAAAATAGAAGTAGTAACAACCGGCTTATGGTCTGGTGATTCTGGTTCTTTAGGACAATTCTTTACGGCATCAGCACAAACAACCGCAACTAGCGGATACTATTACGCTAATGTGTACGATTACAACCCAGTAGCATTTTCTGATTCAGCAGAAGTTCAATTTGCTGTAGCGTATGGACATGTTAATGGTAGTGGTTCGATGACATTATCTACTAACGATAATGCTTTGTTGGCAACTAAAGCAACTTACGCTCAATATAGAGCAATGTTGTTAGACCCAACTGATACTAAATTCTCATTTGAAAATACATCTGGTACTTTACAAGATTGTAATTCAATTTACATTATTAATGTAGCTAGAGGTAGATATAGAGAGAAAATGGATGCTGGTAACTGGTCATTAACATTAACTGGTGGTAATGGTACATTTACATTCATTGATAATAGTGGTAAGAAATTCGGTGATGATTTGGGTTTAAGTGGTAGAACATTCAAAGTTGTTTCTGGTTCTTTAAATTTAGGAACTGAAAATCAAGCAACTATCAATACACCAACTTCATCAAACGGACAAGGATTTGGTTTATTCTATCCTGATAGAGGTATTATCGTTCTTAACGCTGAAGCAATTGGTGCTACATTAGGTACTATTGCAAACCAAACAATTTACACAAAAGATGGAGCTATCGTTCAGAGTGGTAGTGTAACTCCTTCTCACTCAACTGGAGCTGAAATGTTTAATCAATATAGATTACTTCAGGCAATCCAAAGAGGTGGTGATTTTGAAGCAAGAAGAACTGAAAATGTATCAACACAACATTTCTTTGTAAGAGCAACAAATAGAGAGTTTAACTACTCCAACAATCCTACCTATGTAGATGCCGATGGTTTCTTCGTAGAAGGTACATTTGAAACTGACCCACAAACGTATATTACTACTGTAGGTTTGTTAAATGATGCAAATGAAATGATAGCAGTAGCTAAAACATCTCAACCAATCGTTAAATCGTTTGATAAAGAAGTTTTAATTAAAGTAAAATTATCATTTTAAATAACACATAGTTAATTTGAAGAACCCCCGAAAGGGGGTTTTTCATTTATCAAATATTTATTGTAAAGGCAAAAATACATGCTTAAAGAAATTCCAAAATCGGATATTGTAAGTAGACCGATTAAACTTTATAAAGAATGGACATTAGACCATAATGATGTTCCACCAATTTTTGGTGAGAACCCTGCTGGGTCTTTTGTAGATGTTGATTCCGATGATAAAAGTCACGGATATGTTAAGAAAGTAATATATGCTTCTATTGAATCTCAATTTTATAGAAACTCAGCAACTGCATCAATTTTAACGGAAGTTGGTAGACGTGAATCGTATGCATCATCAACAGAAAGAGTTTTGGAAAATGATATTGCAGTAATATCAATTCCACAAGATTATTATGGTGAAGGAATAAAGGTAGGTAGTGTTGTACTAACGGATTCAAATGGAGATGTATATACAGATGATGGTAATTCTAATTTATTAGATAGTGGAAGTAATGTACATGGTAATGTATTTTATGATAGAGGGTTGGTTGTATTGACTAGAAATATTGTTTCTGGTTCAACCTTATCAAATTATTCTTTAAATTATAGGTCTACATTTACAATATATGAAAATGAAGTATTCCTATCGGTATTAGAAAATGAATTTAATGTTTCGCAAAATCCATCTGCTGTAATTGGTAACTACTATATCAGAGGAGCACGATTTGCATTTAGTTCTTCAATAGACCAAACTAAAAAAGGTAGCTTTGATGATTATTTTGTTAGTGGTTCTGTTGACCCAACTGGTTCTTATTTAGCACCATATATTACAACAATTGGTTTATACGATGACAATTTAGATATGATAGCTGTGGCAAAGTTACCACAACCAATTAAATCTTTACCTGATTATCCATTAAACTTTATTATCCGTTTCGATACATAACGTTATATTTATAGAAGTAAAACATAAAGAAAAACAAAATGGCAAGTATTTTAGATATTTATAAAAAGACCCCACCTACAACTGGAAAAATCGATATTAAAGGTAAAGATAAAACTCCAATTGAGCCGGATGGTGGTTTGAATTTGTCAAAGAATGACACTAAACTTGAAAAAGCAAGAGGTGGTAAGTTAAACGATAAAGCTTACTCTGATACTGTACAAAGATAAACAATGTCTTGGAAATTTAATGGAAATATTGTTACAGAAGAAAACACACCTGAAGGTGCGGTTGGATTTGTCTATAAAATGATACATATTCCAACTGGAAAATTCTACATAGGTAAAAAACAACTTACTCAAACTCGTAGATTAAAACCCCTTAAAGGAAAGACTCGTAAAAGGGTTGTAAAGAAAGCATCTGATTGGGAGAAGTACTATTCATCAAATGAATGGATTAAATCGGAAGTTAAAGCTGGAAACGCTGAACATTTTGAAAGAGAAATTATTCAATTTTGCTTCTCAAAGAAATCCTTATCATATTACGAAATTAAATGGCAGTTTCATTACGATGTCCTTGCCAACGAACAAGCAATAAACGAAAACCTTATGGGAAAGTTTTTCCGTAGGGATATTATAAACTAAAAGTTATGAACATTCAAGAAATTTGTAAAAAGTACGGAATCTCCGATAATTACTTAAACTCAAAAGATGATGCACATCAAATAGCAGCTGCATCGTTAGTAGACCTTAAAAATATGGTTCTTCAAAATCAACCAAGAGAAACTATCGCTAATAAATTACAATTCTTAGCGGATTTTCTAAATGATGTAAAGAATTCATCTTACTAATTTGGTTATATCAGGTATTTTTTGTATATTTGTGATAATAATATCCAAATCATGCTATCTGGTAGAAATAAATTACAAATAATCACAATATTAGATTCTACGCTAGGTGTAGGTTCATCTCTCAAAGGAAATGAACAGGCACACCATTGTCCATTTTGTAATCACCATAAAAAGAAACTTCAAATAAACTTAGATACTCAAAGATGGCACTGCTGGGTATGTGATTCTAAGGGTAGAAGTATATATTCACTACTACGCAAACTCAATGTAGATATTAGAGACCTGAATAAGGTTAGGGATGTATATGGTGATGAGCCTGAATATGATTCGAAAGAAGAATATGTAGCTAAATTACAATTACCAAAAGAATTTAAACAATTATATTTTAAACCAACTGGTTCATTTAATCCAATCTATAATCAAGCTATACACTACTTAAATAAAAGGGGTATTAAGAAAGCAGATATTGTAAAACATAATATCGGATATTGTGAGGATGGGTTGTATGGTGGTAGAGTAATTATTCCATCTTATGATGATAGTGGCGAACTTAACTACTTTGTGGCACGCTCTTTTTATGAGGATGACAAAATGAAGTATAAGAATCCACCAATTAGTAGAGATGTAATTGTGTTTGAGAATCAAATTAATTGGAACGAACCTATAACTTTGGTAGAGGGTGTGTTTGATTCATTTTCAGTAAAGAGAAATGTGATTCCATTGTTAGGTAAATTCCTACTTAGCAAATTGAAAAATAAAATTATGGAAAAAGGTGTTAAGGATGTAACTATTATGTTAGATTCTGATGCCGTTGATGATTCTACTAAACATACGGAATGGTTTCAGAAGAATGGGATTAGAGTAAGGAATATTATACCAACTGATAAAGATGCTGGTGAAATGGGATTTGAAAAAGTAAACGAACTATTGAAAGGAGCTAAAGAAACCGGATGGGATGACTTAGTACTTTCAAAACTAAATAATATATGAATAAATTAAAAACGATTTATCACATTGCGGATATACACATCCGTAACATCAAAAGACACAAAGAATTCAGAGAAGTATTCTATGCTATGTTTGATGAGATTAAGAAAAGGGGAACGGAAGATTCTATTATTTATTTAGCTGGGGATATTGCACATGCTAAATTGGAAATGAGTCCGGAATTGGTGAGTGAGATTAGCTGGTTATTTACCGAATGTAATAAACTATGTACTACTATTGTAATTGCTGGTAATCACGATTGTAATATGAACAATGCGGACAGAATGGATGTACTTACTCCAATTGTAGATGCATTGAAGTTACCTAATTTACATTATTTAAGAGATACGCAAGTGTACGGAATAGGTGGAGTTGATTTTGCAGTATTCAGTATATTCGATAACAAAGATAATTGGCCTAAAGCAAATACTTTGTTTGGTAATAAAAAGATTGCACTATTTCATGGACCTGTTGATAACTCTACAACCGATGTAGGTTATGTAGTTAGTAGTAGACACTTCACAACTGAAATATTTGATGGATATGATTTAGCACTATTAGGAGATATACATAAAAGACAAGAAATGATTTCACCAAGCGGATGTAAGGTGGTATATGCCGGTTCTTTGGTACAACAAAACTTTGGTGAGACATTAGACAAGCACGGATTCTTAGCTTGGGATTTGGATACAATGACCTACGAAGAAATTGATATTAAAAACGATTACGGATACTATACATTAGATGTAGATGGTGGTGTTGTGCCGGATGTAACTGATATGCCAAAGTTTCCTCGTTTAAGGGTAAGGATAACTAATACGGATACTGCTGACACAAAAAGAATGATGGCAGATATTACGGCAAAGTATGGTGTGGAAGATTTTACAATCATTCGTACTGATTCATTCCAAGCTAAAAAAACAGGTGATAGAGAAGCAAGAGTCGATGTTGATAATGTAGCTGATATAAACCATCAAAACTCTTTAATAGGGGAGTATATCGAACGTATGATGCCATTCGTAACGAAAGAGGACCTATTAGGTATTGAGAAAATCAATCGTGACATTAATAGTAGAATCCAACCATCGGAATTACAAAGAAACATTAGCTGGAAGCCGGTAAGATTTGACTTCTCTAATATGTTCAGTTATGGTGAGAACAATATCATTAAGTTTGATAAAGTAAACGGACTGATGGGATTATTTGCACCAAACGCACAAGGTAAATCATCCCTATTTGATGCAATCTCATTTTGCTTGTTTGACAAATGTAGTAGAGCGTATAAGGCAGCTGCAATTATGAACAATCGCAAATCTGATTTCCATTGCCAATTGGACTTCACTATTGATGGGGTAATGTACCATATCCGTAGGGAAGGTAGAACTATTAATAAGGGAAGAAACGTAAAAGTGGATGTGGACTTTTGGAGAGATGGTGATAGTGGAAAGGAATCCCTAAACGGAACGGAGAGAAGGGATACAAACCAAGTCATTGAAACTTATGTAGGAAGATATGAGGATTTCGTAATGACAGCATTGAGTTTGCAAGGAAACAACGCCCTATTCATTGATAAATCACAATCGGAAAGGAAAGACCTTCTTGCTCAATTTATGGGATTGGATATGTTTGATAAGCTGTATGAAACGGCAACCAATGATATTAAGGATGTGAACGCACTTATCAGAAATTTCAAAAGGACCGACTTCACTTCGGAACTAGCCCAAAAAGAAACCGACTTGAGTGAGAAAAAAATTGAGTATGGTAACTTAGATAAAGAAAAATCTGAATTAGAAATCCGAAAGGGTGAGTTGGATGAACAAATTGTAGGATTATCTCAACAAATAGTTCCAATTCAAGGTAACTTAGATATTGATGAATTAAATCGTAAGGTTACAAAGATTGAGGGTGAATTAACAACTTGGGGAGATACTAAATTTGATAAAACCGAAAAACATACCGAAGCTAAAGAGTTAGTTAGAGAAGCTAAAGAAATGGTTGATTCTAAAGTTACCATAAACGGAATTGATATAGAAGTTGCATATTCAAATTATCAAAAAGAACAAAAGAATTTAATTGAAGCAGAAAGAGCTTATTCAAAAGTAAAATCACAATTAAATTCTGCAGAAGAAAAGATTAATCATTTGGATAAGCATGAATATGACCCAAATTGTAGATTTTGTTGTGATAATGAATTTGTTAAAGATGCAATGCGAGCAAAAGAAGCATTGCCTGAACTACAAAGGTTTGTTCAAAACGCAACCATCCAATGCACGGGTATCCAACAAACTTTGGATTCTTGGGAAGGTGTAGAAGAACAATTCAAAGAATGGAAACATTGGACTAGTGAGTATAATAAATTAATTGTTGTTAGGGATAGATTGGAAGGTGAAATTAAAACAGCAGATAGTAAGATTGAATTATTAAATCATCAATTAGAAACTACAAAGGCTGATATTCAAAGATACAACGATAACGAAGAAACAATTACAAAGAATCAGG